GTTCCCTGTAAAGATGAGATTGATACTGAGACTGAGGGACTAGTAGTGTCTCCCTGTCAAATGGGTTGGTTAGAAGGAGGTCAACTTGAGTATGACGGAATATCAACAATTAGTCCTGGGAGTTTTGTATCTTATTTGAATCTAATATATTACTACCCTTTATATTATTCTCCATTTGTGCCAGTTGAAGGTTCTCCTGACTTAAGTGTGAGCGATTTTATGGCAAAAGCGTATAGATGTGGAGTAGATATGGAAGTTACGCAGATTTGGGCTTTTACGTTCCTAGAACCTGTTTACGTTAACCCTTATAATGGGGAAGTATTTAGTTCTACTCACGGAATCCTTACTCCTGATAATCCTGTATGGGATGAGACATCTACTCCCTTAACTGATGTGCTTATCTTTCCTTATTTAGAAAGTTATCCTGATAATGGTTACATATCTAATAATGTTTTAGCTATACCTGAAAATTGGGAAGATTATATTAATCCTGATACGGGATTATTTGAAGAATTAGAAGGCGAAGAAGTTGAAGAAAGTGTTGATATGTGTCCTGTATGTCTTATAGGGTGGGCTGCTATTAGAGATACTTTATATCTATTTGCAACTAATAATGAAACTTTTAACCCTGGAGGAGTATTTACAGAGATAGATTCTAATCCTTCTAGTACGGGGTACATTTTTAAGCAAGAGTTTAATTTAATAAATAATATTCCTCTTACAGACTCTCCTGTTTTGATGTACTCTCATAGTGAATTGAATTTTAGTAAAGCTCATCAAATTGAAGCTATAGGAAGATATGAAACGGAGACTATGCAAAAATTATATTGGACAGATAACTATAATCCTCCAAGAACAATTGATGTAAAAAATCCTGGCATACTAGATTTAGTTCCCGACGATTTAAATTTAAATCCTACAATAGATTTTACAGCTCCAGAAATATTAGAGGTTAGAGATGGAGGAGAGCTTCCTTCAGGTATGTATCAATATGCATATAGACTTAGAAATGAAGTCGGAGCAGAAACTAGATTCTCTCCTTTTACAGGATTAGTGCATGTTGTTAAATCAGCAGAAGCAGGTTCTAAATACTGGATGTATGTAGAAGACCCTGAAAATAATATAGAGTATTCAGGTAATGCCCCTGGAGAGATATGTAATAAAAGTGTTAAACTTAAAATTACTGGTATAGATACAGATTACGATGTAATAGAAATTGCTGCTATTTATAAATCCACTGAAGAAGGAGTGACTAATGCTTATATATTTGACAAGACAGTTCTTGCAGGAAGAACTGAAATTGAAGCTGTGCATCATACTAATACTGGTATTATTAGTCTTATTAGTTTAGTTGAACTAACTTCTTATACAAATTATATTTCAAGAGTTAAAAGTTTATCTTCTAAAGATAATAGATTATTTATTGGAAATATTATAACTCCTGAAACACAATTAGAGTTTAATGCTAGAGCGTATAGATATATAAGAGATGATAACGAGGTATTTGTAAATACAGGAACAGATAATGTCTCTACATATGTAGACGAAGCTTTTAATCCTTTAGAAGCTTATGTAGAGAACCCAAGTATTTATGAAGATGAAGGATTTAGTAATACTCTTCAAGAAAATTTAAATGCTATCAATCCTTATAATGCTTTATTAGCAGTGGAAGACAATACTCTTTCTTATAAGTATAAGAAAGACGGTCTTACTTTAGGAGGAGAGGGGCCTAATGTAAGTTACTCTTTTATTAAAAAAATTATAAGCGGGGATAAACATTGTGGACTAACTCCTGCAGAAAGCGCTCCTTTTGTAGAGGTAGTAAATACTGCCGAAGATTGTTCAAATGCTTCTACATATATTGATTATAAAAATCCTATTGTTGCTGAAAAATATAAAGGATACCAAAGGGATGAGGTGTATAGATTTGGTATTGTATTATATGATAGACAAGGTAACCCAGGACTAGTTAATTGGATAGGAGATATTAGATTTCCTAGATTTAAAGATTTTGACTATACAGCTGAAGGAGGTTTATATAACTATACACTTTCTCAAACTAGAAGTAGTAATCTTTTGGTTAATGGAATATCTGAAGATGATTATTTTTTTACAGGTTCTCATAGTGGAGCTTCTTATGATATTGATGAATTTAATGCAAGTACATCTGAGGGATCAAATCAAGTATCAAATCTTGGGGCTACCTACGGTAAAGATATATCCATTGATACTCATGAAATGTATGCATTAGGTATTAAGTTTGAGGTTAATATCCCACTCCGTTTAGTTCCTTATGTAAGTGGGTATAGTATTGTAAGAGTTGAAAGAAGAGAAGTAGATAAAACTGTTCTTGGAATAGGGATGGGGAGTTGGATGCATATCTGGACAAAAGATGATGATATGGGATCTAATTTTACAGCAGCTTTTAATGCTCATATGTCCACTTGGGATCGTGGGGAGGACTATCACAAGCACGGAGAGCTGAGACATAATTTAATGAGTATGGATTCTCCTGAGTTTGCTTTTACAGGTAACTATCCTTCAGCAGGCCCTTGTGATTATGTAGAAAATATAGGATGCTTATCTAATGGAAGATCTGCAAGCGCTTATGAAAACGATTTCTTACATGGGCAAGGCCTAGATGATGACTTTTATAGAAAGTTTTATTCTCATTCAGTGATGTATAGAAAGGGTGTAAGCACAGACTTTTTTAGTCCTAATGTAGCACAAAAATTCGAGTCGGGGGGAAAACTTCCAGGAAGTATAGCCCCTTTAGGAGGGTGGCTAGATAAGGGTTTTAGAAATATTGGTATTTTTATGCAGGATACTCAATCTGGTGGTAGTATTAGTGATAATGATATTAATACTTATTCTATAGGAGCAGAAACTTTATTTATGCAATTTAATGATACTTCTGGAGAGGGTTGGTACTCAGGTTCTGGAGCAACAGATGAAAACCCTAATTTTCCTTATTGGCACCATGTACTAGTTTCTACAGGATATGCACTTGAAACAGGAGCTAATCAATTGTACTTTCATAATAATGACGATACTGTGTTTGGTACAGCAAATAATACAGATCCTACTTTATCAGGAGACTCAGATAGTGTGCACTATAATAGATGGCCGAGATTTAAAGTACAAGAGAAACCTTTATTAGCATGGAGAAGAGAGCGTCCTGACCAGTATGGAGGGAATACCTTTCAAGATAGAACTAAAAATGTATATATAAGTACAGGAGCTTTTAATAATTTATATACAGCAGGAGGAGGGAGGCCTGATATATGGAGGCCTCCAGTAGACGCATGGGGAGGAGATACGTATATCCATTTCTATGATTTTCAAAAAATGAGAAGATGGAGAGGGGAGGATCAGACTCCTGACAGCGATTATAGTAATGGAACTACGAGTCCTACAGTAAGAATGTCCCAATCCTATGCAATACCTGTAGAATCTACTTTAAATTTAGGATTACGTACGGGGTATCACTTTGCTAGTAAAAGTAAATTTACAGGTAAACAAGATGATGCTCAACAGTTAGATGAATTTAATTATGAAAACTTATATTCTGCAGAGAATGACTTACTACGTTTCTACCCTAAAGCCTTAGACTATACTCCAATAATACAACAAGATTGTAGAGTTGCATATTCTGATGTTAAATTAAATGGAAGTGTTGCAGATAGTTGGAGACATTTTAAATTAGATAATTATAAAGATTTAGATAGTGGGTACGGGCCTATAAATAAATTAATAGAACATAGAGATAATATATTTTACTTCCAAGATAGAGGAGTTGGAATATTATCTGTTAATCCTGTAGCTATTACAACCGCAAAAGATTCGACTTCTATCGTACTTGGTACTGGAGATGTTATTCAGGACTTTAGATATATAGGTAAAGGAATTGGATGTAAGCATCAATGGTCCGTATTATCTGGGAATAAAGGTTTATACTGGGCTGATATTTTAACTAACTCTATTTATAAGATAGGGGGACAGAAAGAAGGTGCTTTAGAATTATCTAGAGTGAAGGGAATGAAAAGTTATTTTGAATCTACTATGGAAAATAGTTTATTTTCTGACACTACTTATGATAATGTATATGGATTTGTAGATGCGGGGGGAGATAACCCTGTACTAAGGCATGGAATATCTGCAGGATACGATGCTAAAAATAACGAAGTTTTATTCTCATTTATACATAGAGCGCCAGCAACAGACAGTTTAATAGATTTATCAATTTATGATACTATTGTATACAGCGAAACTACAGGAATGTTTACATCTTTTTATGATTTCGCTTCTCCTATCTTTATAGATATGCAGGATAAGTTTTTTAGTGTTAATAATATAGGCGCAGACGGCTCTCAACTTTTTTTACATAATATAGGTAATCCTGGGGAGTGGTACGGTACTACTTATGATACTATTCTTAAGTTTATAACTAATAAAAATCCTTCATACACTAAAGTTTTTGATAACTATGAGTGGCATACTGAAGCTATTAATACTCTAGGGGATAACATTTTAAATGTTACTTGGAGTGCTATGCAGTGTGAGAATGATTGGCAAAACTCTGCGATTACTTTTATAGTTGAGGATGATGATCCGAATTTAATAAATCTTAAGAGAAGAGAAAGAACTTGGCAAACTCCAGTACTAAGAGATAAAGATCAATCTATGAGGTTTAGAGATAAGTATTTAACCACTACATTATTCTTTGATAATACAGATACGCACAGATTAAGAACACATTATGTAAAAACTAAGTTTAGAATTTCTAAAAGATAATAAAAATTATTATATTTGCGAGTCATGGCTATAAGGAAAAAGAAAAAATTATATAAGTATAACGATGGAGGTAAATTAATTACCTATGATACTCTAAAAGGAGATCGTAGATCTTTTACGGGAGATCAGCGTAAGGATGATTATATAAATCAACAAATTCTTACAGGTAACTTTGGCTATGATGAGTCTTCAGGGGGTATAGTTAGGCTGGATAATCCTATTAATATATCTGAAGAAACTCAACAATTAGCATCTCCTACTCGTAGACAAGACATACCTGTGTCTGAGTTTGATATGGATGCGTTTATAAAAGAAGGTCATAAACAAACTGTTCTTAATCCTGCTTTCCAAGCGGCTGCATATTTTACTCCTCCAGGAATGATAATAGGAGGTATGCAAGGGCTTGCTAATATAGGGCCTGACGCATATAAATTTGCAAAAGAACCTTCATGGAGCAATGCGGGCGCTGTAGGAATGGATGCTCTTATGTTAGCAGGAGGAACTCCTGGGATGGTGAGATCTATGACTAACAATCCTAGCGCTGTAGAGGGAGTATTAGATGTCTTAAGTCCGTATAAAGGGAAGTTTCAAAAACTAGAGAGTAAGCATTTTCCTCGAACACAGGACTTAGATCGTGCTATGTACCCTCGTTCTTGGAGCGCTGAAACAATAGCTAATTTACCTAAATCAAATAAAGTTTTTAAAACAGTCCCTACTGATAAAGGGTATAGCGCGGGAGGAGCGGAGCTACAAGGGCTTGGAGGTAAATTAGGGTTATATAAACATCCTATTACAGATAATCTTCCTGTGCAGTTGAGTCGAATGAATAGACAAAATCTCTATGACACTGCCTCTAAATTAAGGACATATCCTGGGTTCAGGTTTCGTTACGGTAATCAATTAGTTAAAGATATAAAAAGCCAGGGGGTAATTTCTAAACAAGGTGCAACTGGAAAAGATTTAATGTTAGAGGCTCGGTTGCGAGGCCATAGAGATTTAGGAGGAGGGATCACTTCTCCAGGACCTGCGGATAGAAATTTTATTTCACAGAATTTAGAAGGCTCTCCTTTTACCGTGCAAGATAATGTTTTAATAAATGCATACGGACAGGGGTATGATGATATATTTAATGCAGTATCAAGAGGAAAACATAGTACTGAGCAATTTTATAATCCTAATTTCTATAAAAAAATAACCCCTGAATTAGAAGGAGTGATTAATAAGACTAGATTAACAAAACCTGCTATTGCCTATAGAGGAATAAAAGAAGATTATACGATTGCGGACGTTTGGGATGAAGCAGGTAATAAAATATCTGGCGGTTTATTGCATAGTAAGTTAGAGCCTGGAATGACATTTACACCTGGGCAGCCTACAAGTGCCTCTTTAAGTACCGAGCAGCTAGTCTCGTTTTCTAATCCTAGTGTAGCAGGATCGAAGATGAAGATTAATATGCCTAAAGATCAGAATCTATTATTTGTTAATCAAAGTTATCATAGCCCATTTTCGTTTGAAAAGGAAGTTGTGTTAGGGGGTAAGAATAAGTTTAAAGTGAAAGCTAAAGGGGCTGATATGTCAGTTCCTGCGGATGATTTCTTTAATTCTTTAGATAATAATTACTTTGATAATACGTCAGGACTTTCTAAACTTTCGAGTACTACAATACAGGATATAAATACAAATAATTATATAATAAAACCAGTTAAAGGAAAGAAAGGGTATACAGACGAGTATAATGTATCCTTGAGGAAATGGGAAGACGCAATAAAAGAAATGCAAAAAGGACAAAGTAAAGCGTTTCCTGGACTAGAGTTAGATATTGTAAATAAACAAGGAGGACGAATTATGAAATATAATAATGGAGGAGTATATTATGGAATTCCTAACTATAATATAGGAGGATTCTTTAGAAATACAAAGTTAGGTAGAGGTATTAGAGATGTGGGTGTTGTAGGTATAAATAATGCTTTATCTATTGCCGAAGGTGCTACAGGGACAGACTTTGGATTTGATGAAAAGTATGGTTATAGAACTAAATTTGGAGAAGTTGCTGGTGGTATAGGAGAAACTATAGGTTCTGGAATAGGTAATATAGGGGCTAAAGTTGCAAATACTATTGTGCCAGGTGCTGACCTAGCGCTTAAAGGACTAGGAGCAGGCTTAGAAAGTCAAGGGATAACACAAGCGCAAAGCGGTGGAGCAGAAGTAGGAGCTCAATTAGGAAGTTTATACGGGCAAATGAATCCTGATCAAATTCAAAATATGGCAGGAATGTTTACTGGAGCCCCAGACCCAACAGTTGCAAAAAAAGGATTAAAAAATTATAAATACGCTCAAGGAGGTGCTGCTCAAACAGCAGATATAGAAGCTGAGGGCGGGGAACTTATTCTAACTGAAGGAGGAGCTCCTGAAATGTTAGAAGGAGGAGCTGCAAATAAAATAGCAGATAACGCTTTTGAATTAAAAGGAAAACCTCACTCTCAAGGAGGGGAAGAAATAAAAATGCCTAATGGCCAAAGTATGGTTATTAGTAGAAAATATGCTGATAATATGAAAAATATTCTAAAGAAATTACAGATAGCTAAAAATAGATCTAAGAGTAGTGATGTGTGGACAAGCAACGCTGCAAAAAGAAATGTTGAAAGACTTTCTAAAGAAGCTTCTAGTATAATAACACAACAGCAATCTGAGAATGGTAATAAATCTAATACTGTTAAAGCTAAACACGGGATGCAGTATACAGATCCTACAGTTAAACCTATAGGGCAGATTATGAACCCTAATATATTTCCTCAAGGGACAGCTGCAGGGTTCTCTCCTTATACTCATGTAGACTATTCTACAGGAAAGAGATCAGAAGTCCCAGGTATGAATTGGGAGACTATAAAAGAAATTACAGTCGGTAGTCCTCCTCAAGGAGGATGGAGCCTTAGTAATGTTATAAAAGATATAGGTAATCAGTTCCTCAAAAGTATGCCCACATCTTATAGAATACCTCTTAGTACGGTAGATAAACCTAACGAAGATGGCACATACTACAGAAAAGGCGGTAGAGTAATGAAAGCTCAAGATGGTGTAAACTGGAGTAATACATCAACTGGACCATACTCTCTTTCTACGGGACAAATGTATAGTGGCATGCAAAGTATGCCAAACGATATTACAGGTTTAGGGCCATTTGATAGACAAATAGGTTATAGGGATCAATCAGGACAACAAGTTATGCATCCTGAATACCAAAATCAAATGAATGCTATGTATGGCATACCTACTCCTCAAGGACAAGCATCATCACAAACACAGGCTCCATACCAAGGAAATGTAAATCAAGGTATATCTAACACTACAAATTTCCCTACTGAAGCTAGTTATTTTGGGCCTAACCAAGAAGAGTATGGTACTAATATGGGAGCACCAATGACTAATTTTGGTGCAGGTGACGGTACAGTAAGTCCTTCCTCTTACCCACAAGGAGATAATCAGGTTACTCTTCAAGGGCAGCCTGGAGGAACTCCTGCGCACCTAGGGCAACAAGGTTCTTTTGGGGTATTTAATACTGATGCAAGCCCTCTGCCCGCACAAGGCCCTAGAGAAGGAACTCCTGGGGAAAATGCTTTTACAGAAAGTATGGGAATAAGACCAGAAGATATGACTCCTGCATATAATGGGCCTGAACAAATGCCTGAAGGGTATACTATACCAGAGGGTTACCAAATAACTCCTCCTCCACCAGCTTCTAAACCTCCAACTAAATTTGGAGATAGAGCGATGCCTGCGTGGATGAGAGAGCAGATGCAAGGATTAAATCTTAAAGATAATCTAGCACAAAATGCTTCAGCTTACTATAACTTATTAGCAGGAGGAATAGGAGCATTAAGTGAAAAAGATTACTTAAATTACGGAGATTATAAAATAGATCCTATAAAAACTCCTAAAAGATCAGATATGAGTGCATTAACAGCTCATCAAAGACAAATGATGTTAACTGCTGTGGGAGATGGAAGCCCACAAAGACGGCAGGCTATGTTTTCTTCATTCATGCCTCAACTAGCTGGTCAATATGCAGCAGAAGACGCTAGATATAATCAAAGATTCGATGCAATATCTGGAATTAATGCAGGTATTGCTGCTAAGAATATGCCAATGAAATTAGGTATTAAAAAATATAACACTGCTTTAGATGCAGCTCCATATGAATTCATGAAAGAAGGAATATCACAGTTCTCTAATAATGCTCTATTCAATAAGAATTATGAAATGATGGCGGGAGCATCAAATACAAGCAACTACCAAAAAGGACAGTACACAGGAGGGCCGACAGGTGGAAGATATATGTCTGTAGGAGATAGAATATTTGATACAGAAACAAGAACTTATATAAGTTAAAATTATGGCAATAAGAGGTATAACAGGAGCATTAATGGCGGGACCAATGGAGCAGACAAAGCTCATTGAGTTTCCGTATGAAGCAATGCGTCAACGAAATTTAGATTTGGAGGCATCAAGAATTCAAGGTATGGAAAATACTTTAGGTTTTCAACAGAGTATGGATGCTTTAGGAGGCATTCCAGGTACTGAAGAAATCACTTCCGAATTAACTCAGCCGTATCAAGATAAACTTTCTGAAATCTATAAGATGACAGGAGGAGATCCAGGTAAAGCTGCTCCTATGATTCAAAATTTAATGTTTGATTACCAATTTAGTAAGTCTAAAGAGATTAAAGAACGTGAGAAAGCAGTGGCTGGATACCAAGCTTTACAAACTCAATTAAACGATCCTGAATCTAATGTAGATCCTAGAACTGCAAGCGCATTTTTAAATAACTCAGTCCGAGATTATCTAACTCAACAACAAGCTTACGCTGCAGGGGAGGGGCCTATACCAAGCAGTGCTGCATTTAGTGGTATGCCTGTAGCAACTCCTGATGTTGAGAAAACTTTACTAGCTATTCAAGATAAAATAAAACCTGATCAGTATTCTAACTATGGATATATAGCTGAAACGATAGATGATGGTACAGGCACAGGTAATAGGATTCCCACAGGAAACTATACTTTAGGTACAGAAACCACTAAATATAAAAGTGCAGAGGTAAGTGCTAAACTTACTTCCCATTTCTTAAAGCAAATACCTGAGTATCAAAATTATGCAGCACAACAGTATGAGTTAGGTTTAACTAGTCAGGGTAAATATAATAAAGAAGTGCACGGAGGGTTAATGGATATAGAGGCAACAATTAATCCTTTACTTCAACCTTTAAGTGAAGACCCTAATGAGAAAGCTTGGCAAATAAAGAACCAAGGAGTAAGAACAGAGGCTGAATACTTACAACTACAAAGTGTAGAACGAGCTAATAAAGAAGCTTTATTTGCACAGCAGGTGCAAAAGGTAGCTGAACAAAATGAGATTACTCTTGAAGAAGCTGAGGAATACTTAGCGTCTAATGCTTTTGGTCGACTTGAGACTGAGGGAGTTTTAGATGAAATGGGTAGTGCGTCTGCGCTTGGAGCATTCCAACAACAAAAATTATCTGTTACAGATAGTGGCTCAGGTAGTATAGATTACGAGACTTTCCCTTATCCAAAGGATAATGTATATACCACTGATCAAATACAAACGGGAGGAACTCCTTATACAGACGGAGATAAAATCACTCAAAGTTTAACAGTCGCACAAAGTAGACAAGAAGAAATTCAAAACAAACTAGATAGTCCTTTAGTTAATGATGCGGAAAAAGCAAGAATAAGTGAAGAACTTACTGCTCTTCAAACAGATATTGTAAACCTACAAAAGAATGAAATACCATTCAAGGTTATAGATGTAATGAATCGGTTTGAGAAAGAAAACATTAAGTATAACGTTAATGATATTGCGTATACTGTAACAGAAGAAGATCTTACTACTCCTAAAAAACTTAATGCGCACAGAGCTAAAATAGCAACTATTTTAGCTGATTTCTATGACTTAACTAAAGTCTATGATGACGGGGAAGGTAACATAGATACTGATGCATTTAATAGAGATCTTAGTGATTTTATGAGTTTGTCTGAGTTTGATTGGAATAATATTAAAAACGATCCAAACAACAGAACTCTAACAGCTAGAGGAACCGATGGAAAGCAAATAGCTTACATGGTTGACGACTTAAGAGATAAGATGGCTAGGTTTGAAAGAGTGGATGAAGTAGAAAGAACTGTTGATTATGTTGTACCTGGAAAAGAAGTTACAGGAGGAATAGAGAAGAATTCTCCAGAGCGTCGCAGAGTAGATGAGAGAGCATTAGCTCTTATGGCTGGCGATGTACGAGTAACTGATCCACTCAATGGAAATGTTCTTATAGGAGATGTAAACGCTACAGAGTATAGTCATATATGGAAATATATAAAAAATACTTTCAGTACAGAGTCTCAATCTGCTCAATGGGCACCTCAGATATATTCTGCAGGATGGTTTGAGGGTAAAGAAGCCTTTATAATGGATATGGGGCACTATACCAAAGGAGGTAAAACATATACTATGTCTCCTGTTGATTTAGCTGCTGCAGACAGTATAATGGATGATTTAGAACATGATAATATTCCATTTAGTGAGAGACGTAAAATACTAGTCCATATAAATAATGGGGCTAGCGAATATAATGATTTAAAATTCCAAAGAGAATCAGAAATTTCATCTCTTCTAGCTGCGAGGAATATAGACGGAGCACAACAATCTGCGGTAACTGCTACTCAAATGGAGCTTAACCAACAATTTATGCCAGCTCTACAAGGAAGTAAAATTGAATCTCTTAGATCAATAGACTTTGATAAGATGGGACAGGGATTTGTTAGTCAAGCTTTAGATGCTGGAATACTTGAAAGAAGAGTAGATAAGGAAACAGGAAAAGTAGTTTACGATCCAGCTAAACACTCTCTTAAAATAGAAAAAATTACTCAACCTGATGGTTCTGAGATGTATCAGCTATATTCTTTACCTTATAAAGGTGCAGAAAGAAATGTGAAAGATGAGGCGAATAGAGATTACTTTACGTCTAATGGCCAACAGCAATGGGGGAATTTAGAAGATCTAATCTTTAGTATTAATGGCGGAGCTACAATAGCACAACAAAAGATAGTTAACGCTCGCAGAGGTTCAATTTAATAAAGTAAATATTATGCCAGATCTTAGTCTACTAACTATATCTCCTTCCGCATCACAGCAAACTTTAGGGCCTGATAACCTGCCTATTAAAGATATAGCTGTAGATTTATCTAATATTAAACTTAGAAAAGATGCAGAGGGCGAACTCAATCTTACACCTCAACTGGGTAGAGAAGCTGCTATTGGTTTAATGGACTTCACGCAACGTGCTGGTACAGACTTTACCATTACTAGTGCTATGCGAGATCCTGATGGGAATAGTTTACACGGTACAGGTAATGCAATTGACTTTGGAGTTCAATCTACAGACGGAAGAGGAATGATTAATTTCTTTTTCGATGATAAAGAAGCTACAAAACTATCAGATAATGGACGTCAATATTTAATAGACCATAATGCAGAGTTAATTGATGAGCGTCTTAACGAGGGAGGAAAACATTTTCACTTAGAGTTTAATAGTCCTAATGGTCCTAATTTTTTAGGAGTAGATCAGGAGCAAAGTGTATATGCAGAAGGAACTAAAGCGGATGATAAGTACCCTATATACGGGGTACAAGATAGCTATAAAGAAAATCCTTTCAATCTAAATAAAGACTACGATAAAACTTATAATGAACTTCTACAAGAAGGACAAGACTTTCTAGATATAGGTCCAGACAGTACTTTCATGGAGATGTTTGGGAGGGGGCCTAGGCAAAAAGAAATAACAGAAGCCGATTCACCTCAAAAAGAAAGACAAGGGATAGATCTTTCTACTACACGTATTGCAGAATCTGTAGAAGATGAATTTACTCCTTACAAAAGAGATCCTGTAGAGATATATAGTACAGAGAGGAAACCTTTAACGTTTGCAAAAACTCCTAAAGGAAATTACGAATCTAAATGGTTATCTCATAAATCTGAAGCAGATATTCGAGAAGAATATAGAAACCAAGGAGTTCGTATGTTTGAAGGGCAGAACTACGAGGAAGCTGCAGGTTTAAGACAGAGTAATTGGAATAAAATTGGCCGTGGTTTAGGAACTATGGCCACTAGTTTTATGCAGGTAGGTACCTCTACTATTTCCTCTATTGTAATAGGAATACCTAGTGCAATTGCTACTGGAGAGTTTAGACAAGTGTTCGCTAACCCTGTAAATACTGCAATCGATGAGTATACTAAATGGTATGGAGAACAATACCCACATCATAGTACAGAAGCAGAAAGAGAGGAAGTACTTAGTCCTAATTTTTGGACACAGCAATTACCACAAGGTATAGGATTTTTAGTTGGAGCAGCCGTGACAGGTGGTATAGCTGCAGAACTAAAACTTGGAGCGGGAGCTTATAAACTTGTAGCAGGAGCTAAGAATGTAGTACGTGCAAATGCAGCCGCCTTTAGAGCTAGAGGTTTAACGTTTATGCAGAGTAAACGAGCTTTAGATATTATAGGTAAAACTGCCACTAAAAGTCAAGCCGCTAATTTCATGGGAGCAGGTATTATATCTGCAGTGGGGGAAGCTAGTATTGAAGCTAATAGTATATATTGGCAGAGTATACAGCACATGGAAGAGATGAAGCACCAAGGGGATCCAAGGTTTAAAGATATGAACCTAAAAGAAATCCAAACTGCTGCAGCCTCTTATGCAAATGTAGCATGGCTAGCCAACACGATTATTGTAGGAGGTTCTAATATGCTAATGTTTAAAAACTTATTTAAAAGTGGTTATACAAATTTAACTTCTAGATACCTTAAAGGATTAGTTACAAGAGAAGGTGCTAAAGTAGCTATGAAAAAGTGGGCTGCAAAACCTTTATATAAAAAAGCAAAAAGTGCAGCGTTACGTTTAAAAATACCTCTCACAGAAACGGGAGAAGAGTGGTCTCAATACGCTTTAGAAAAAGGAGGCGAAGATTACTTTAAATATAACTACAATCCTGGACTAGAAGGAATGGCATCTTTATTAGAAGGTGCTATAGGAATGACCCAATCTGTGGGAAGAGGTATTGCGCAAACCCCCACTGAAGTAGAAGGACAGCAATCTATGTTGTTAGGATTTATGTTAGGAGCTCTAGGCTCTTCACGAGCTGCCATACAAGGTACATCTGAAAGACAACAATGGGAGGCACAATTTGAATCTACTAAATCTACTATTGAATATGTTAATGCCTGGGCTGAAGGTAGTGATTTGCATAAACATATTACAGCTCTCGCTAGAATGGAAAAAGCAGAGATAGAGCAAGTACGTGCTATAGAAGATCAAGATATATTAGTATCTAAATCTCAAGAAGCCTCTAAGATATTTCATACTTTAGATTTATACTCTGAACTTGGACAATTAGAAGCCTTTGAGGAATTACTTGAAGACGTATCTAAAATGGATAATGATACTTTTGGTAAAACTTTTGAACTTGCAGGATATGAAAATCAGGATCAAGAATCAAAGGAATCGCAAGAAGCTAGAGATCTAGTACCTATAAGTAAAGCGGATGTAAGTAATCAAATTGAAAATATTAGACGTAGAGTAAACTTCTTTAAAACGTCTGCCTCTAAAGTTAATGCAGCTGTAGACGGAGTTATTGATAAGATTATAGCTAATTATAAAGGAGATAAAGCAGATTTAAATGCTAAAATTCCTTATTTAAAGTCTCTTCTGAAATACTATTCTTGGATGTCTCAAGATTTCGATCAAAGAGAAGCGGAATTAAAAGGAGAATTATCTAAAATGTCTAATGGAGCTATAAATACAGATTCTGTATTTCATGCTTTATTAAAAGACGCAGGTATAGATTTAAAGGAAGATTCTATCAGTGAAGAAGTTTTTCTAGAAGGGCTTACTAAAGAAGAATTAAAAGAATATCAAAATCCTAAAGATTTATTTAGCGCTAAAGAAATAGAAGATAAGTACAATTATACACCTGGAGTATATTCTAAAACTTTTTGGGGTAGAGCTGTAAAGAAATATGAAGAACAGGTAGCTGAGTGGGACAAGCAAGATATGGCTCCGTCACCAATTGATAAAGCTCAGGCTGCTCAAAAATTTAGAGATGCTCTTCTTTTAAACATACAAAAAAAGCAATTTAATAATCTAGTAAATGGAATTCTAGATGATCCAGGTACTGTAATAGACCAAGTTGAGTTAGCAGAAGAAAATCCTGCAGTAAAGGCTGCAGAAACAGAGCAAGCTATTATTAATGATGAGGCTAAGAGTGAAGAAGAATTAAAACAAGAGCAAGCTAATCAGCAAGCGAATGAAGAAGATATTCCTCCACCGCCAGACGGCCCGCCTCCAACTTTAACAGATGCTGCACAAGATCTAGCAGAT